ACAGGAGGATAACAATATGGTACTTTATAATCTATATTTAGTTCTAAATAACGAGATAATTAGGGTTTATGATAATATTACACAGAGTATTGTATATGAGGGTTCATCAGAGGATATACCATCAGAGTTAATGAGTGAATTAGTGCACGATATTACTACGGTATATAAAGAAGATATTAATAAAGCATATTTTTTAATAAATCTTAACTAGCAGTAACCAAGCTGAGGTGTGGTGCAATTCCACACACTAGTCCTTGCACCAATGGTGCATGTTACAACAAGTTACAATAGGTTACAAAACAAACTCATTACAAAGAACAAGGAGGATATTAAAAAATGAGAAAACCAAGCGTAATAAGAACAATCAGCACAGTAAACATCACAGTAATCGGGATGGATATAGTCACATGCGAGCCTATGACCAAGACTTACCCAATCTATGAAAGTGAAGCACCGAAGGATGAAGAAAAACTATTTAACTACATCCGTAAAATGTATGAGACAGACACTTTTAAAATCTCAGCAATCACAGACAAGAAAGTAGTCACAAAGACATACACAATGCCACTCTCTAAGTACATTGAAGAAGCAGAGGAAGTAAAAACAGGCAAAGCAGACACAGCACAGTAAAAATAGGAGGCAAATATCATGTTATCAAAGAAAGAATTATTTAATGCAAAGGCATCATCACAGAAAATTGAGAAGGGATTACAGATTGATGTTGTTAATGTTGGCACATATGCTGATACTGACAAGGATGGTAATTCCGTAACAGTATCAGTGCTTGTTGATAAAGACGGAGCAGTTTTTACAACCATATCTAAGACTATCACAGAAACGTTAGATATGCTTGAGGATATAATATCAGATGAAGGACATGCCCTTATAGAGGTATGCGAGAATACATCCAATAGTGGTAGAAAATTCTACCAGTTAATGATACTTTAATTATTTAGAGTATTTATTAAAAAGGGAGGGTTATACCCTCCCTTTACTCATAAGTATAGGAGGTTTAAAGTGTATGGGTAAGACAACTAAGCAGTCACAGCTCTTAAAGGAATATAATAAGGAGCGAAATAGAATTAAACGATTTATTAGAAGCGCTGAAAAAAGAGGGTATGTGTTCGAGCCTAACCTTATACCACCAAAACCAAAAACTATAACAAGTGGCTCAATAAGAAGACTATCAAAGATTAGACCGGCACAGCTTTATAACAAAGCTTATGCCATCAGTGCAGTAACAGGACAACCAATAACAGTCGAGCAGAGAAAAAGAGAAATAAGAGAAGAAGCGTCTAGGAAAGCATGGGAAACTAGGAGAAGAAAAAAAGACGAAGCGGACTATAATCGGATTAAGTCAGACAAAGAATGGCAACAAACGTTTCATGCGTCAAAATTAGTATGGGATAAAGTACAGTCCATGATAGCAAACGTGGGTGTTCAACAATCCCAGTCAGCAGAGTTGTTAAATAATCTTTTAGAGTCAGAAATTGGAAAGTATGGCGTAGACTCTGTTTTGTATTCCATAGCACAAGCAAGTGAGGACTTTTTAGCAACTTGTGAAGTTATAATTAAATATCATCCCAGTAGCGCTGTATCAAGAACAGCCGTACAACATTTATATACATTAATAAGTGGCAATTTACCAAGCGATACAGAACAGTCAGAAATTGATAAAGCATTAGCCAACGATGAAACATGGGGAGAGATATGAGAAAGTAGATTAAATATATGAGAAAGCAGATTAAATATATGGTAGGTGATTTTGAGACTACCGTATATAAGGGTCAGACATTCACGGAAGTGTGGGCGTCAGCAGTTGTCGAGCTAGGCACGGAGGATGTTAAAATTCATCATTCAATTAGAGAGACATATAATTATCTATACAACTTAAAACAGAATATTTGTATTTATTACCATAATCTCAAATTTGACGGTTCGTTTTGGTTATCATTCTTACTAACGGATTTGAAATATGAACAAAAAATTTATGTAAATCCGAATAACGATAGTGATGTACACTTTTTAAAAGAAAAAGATTTAACACCAAAATCATTTGTGTATTCAATTTCAGACATGGGGCAGTGGTATAGTATACTTATCAAGACGCCATATGCATTGATTGAGATTAGAGATAGTTTGAAACTCTTGCCGTTTTCAGTTGAAGAAATTGGAAAAAGCTTTGAAACAAGGCACCGAAAATTAAATATGGAATATAAGGGTTATAGATATGCAGGTTGTTCAATTACACCTGAAGAAAAACGTTATATTGCTAACGATGTGTTGGTAGTTAAAGAAGCATTAGAAATTATGCAATCTGAGGGGCACTTAAAACTTACTATCGGCTCGTGTTGTCTTTCTGAATTTAAAGCTACAGTTGACAAACAAGACTATCAAGCATTTTTTCCTGATTTAACACAGTTTAAATTAAACCCACTTGAATATAAATACTCAAATGCAGACGAGTATATAAGACATTCATACAGGGGTGGATGGTGTTATTTAAAGAGGGGATGCGAAAACAGAATTTACACTGAGGGTATTACAGCAGATGTTAATAGCTTGTACCCTTCTATGATGCACTCAGAAAGTGGAAATTATTACCCATATGGTCAACCAGTTTTTTTCAAAGGTAAAATTCCACCAAAATGTCTTACAGACCAATATTATTATTTTGTTCGTATTCGCACACGTTTTTACTTGAAAGAAGATAAATTACCATTTATACAGGTTAAAGGTAGCTTTTTGTATAATGCTACTGAAATGCTTGAAACATCTGATATAGTTGATAAAGATACAGGAAATGTATGCACATGGTACAAAGATTTTGACGGAAATATTAAAAAAGCTATTGTTGAAATGGTACTTACTCAAACCGATTTTGAACTGTTACAAGAACATTATAATCTTGTAGATTTTGAGTTATTGGATGGATGTTATTTTAGAAGTATAGCAGGAATTTTTGACGAGTATATTAATAAGTATAAGGAAATCAAGCAAAATAGTACAGGGGCAAGGCGAACACTAGCAAAACTCTTTTTAAATAACTTATACGGAAAACTCAGTAGTTCGGATATATCCTCATTTAAAGTGGCAAGAGAGAAGGATGATGGCTCACTAGGTTTTACGACATATGAAGAACACGAAAAGAAAGTTATGTATATTGCAATAGGATCAGCTATAACAAGTTATGCGAGAAATTTTACTATTCGAGTGGCACAGCAAAACTATAAATATTTTGTATACGCTGACACGGATAGCATACATTGTTGCACTACAAAGAAAAATATTAAAGGAATAAAAATACACCCTTCTAATTTTTGTTGTTGGAAGCTCGAGAGCTTTTGGGATGAGGCTATTTTTGTTCGTCAGAAAACATATATTGAGCATGTTACACATAAGGATGAAGAACCAATTAATGAGCCATACTATAATGTAAAATGTGCAGGTATGCCTGATAGATGCAAGGATTTGTTTATTAAATCAATGAAGGGGGTGACAGATGATGAACTGGAGAAATATCCCACAATTCAGCAAGAATTTTTAAAAACAAGGAGAACGCTTGCTGATTTCAAGCAAGGGTTGGAAGTATACGGAAAACTTAGACCTGTGAGAATAAGAGGAGGGATAGTGTTACAAGAGACAACATATAAAATGAGATAAAATGTTTCACGTGAAACATAACAAAAGAGACAGAATAAATTCTGTCTCTTTAATATATCTATAACGTTAATTCTTAATGCATGGATAGGCATAAATCCAACTACACCAGTGCGTCTTATATTTCAAAGAGCCTTTCGCACCCATGTTACAAAAATAACTAACGCAGATACCATTAATAATAAGATAGAGCCTTAAGTATACATTCTTTACAGTCAAGTGAATAAAATCTAAAACAACCTCTATCAAAGAAGTATCTCATATAGTCAATTAACCAAGCATTATTTTTGAGCATTACATAATTGATATTGTGGTCATCTGTTGTAACCGAAATTCTTTGTTTAAAATCTGTATCAACTTTTTTGTCACAGTAAACTATACTTTCCTCTTCAAACATTTTAACGGCATATTCTTCACCCTTATATTTAAGCGTGCATAAATACCGACTCTGACCCCTCATTTTTTCAATGAAAGCGTTATTATCATTGAGGTAGACATTCTGTGAGGCATAGGCTACATAATTAGATTTTTTAAAAGCTCTATTGAATAGTGAACTTTCTTGTAACTCAGATGCACTTGCATTATAACCTTGCTCAAGAACAAACCCATCGCCACGTAAAAACTTGACGTCGGGTGTGAGTCTCTCACTAATATTTAATGCTGAGTAATAAGGATTTAATAGCGACACAGCGTTTGAAATCATTATTACAGGAACATATCTAATTTGGCTATTATTACCTCTTGCTATTGAAGTATGAATACTTATAAATTTACTGACTTCATCAGCGCAGTAATGGTTGGATTCGGACTGGAATTCATCAAGAAGTATTCTTGTTACATCACTGAGATAGTGAGAATATTTTTTAACTTTATCCGCGCAATTTAATGCAACGGCATAGCCGCAGGATTTTCCTTCGTCCTTTTCATCGTATGCACTACATAAAAATAACTCATACATTTTACTATTACCAATTTGTACAGTCTTCATTGTGTATGCTGAGAAAAAAAGATTATGTATATCCTTAAAGAATTTGTCACCGGAGTCCTTTAACTCATCTTGAAATCTGTAGAGTAGACAAAATTTCTCGTTATACTTTAAAAAGCGATTAATTAGATACCTATTAAAATATGTAGTTTTTCCTGCAGTTCTATTTGATGTTGAAATATAAATTTCAGGTACATTTCCATTAACATCTTTCATGCTTAATAGCTTAGTGCCATCATAGTATTTTATTTCTTTCATTTATTCACTTCCCTTTAGTTTATTATATCAAATTATCCACAATTTGTCAAAATAAATGTTGATAATATGTGGATAACATGTTATAATAAGAAAAAAGAAAGAAGGTCAGTATTATGATTAACGACTTATCAGCATTAATTTCCACGCTTGGTTTTCCCATAGGAATGTGTTTAATTATGTGTTATTACATTAACAAAATTAATGACACACATAAGGAAGAGACAGACAAGTTTGCAGAAGCACTCAACAATAATACAGTCGTGCTTCAAAAACTTTGTGATAAGCTTGACACTGAGGTGAATGTAAATGACAAGTAGTGATATTGTAACAATGGCAAGAACATATCTTGGAAAGCCTTACGTGTGGGGTGGAGAGTCTGAGTCTGAGGGTGGATATGACTGTAGTGGTTTTGTATTTTCTGTGCTAAACAAGTGCGGTATGAAAGTACCAAGAACTACAGCACAAGGCTACTCAGCCTTAGGCAAAACAGTAACAAATATTCAAAGTGGTGATTTACTTTATTTTGGCAAATCAACTAAGAGAATTACTCACATAGCAATTGCCATTAACGGTACACAAATGATTGAGTCGATGGGAAATAGTAAAAATACAAAAACAAACAAGGGTAAGGGTGTTTCAATTACTAATATTTCGCACCGAAACGATTTAGTACTTGTTAAAAGAATTGTTGATTTTAAAAAGGAGAAATTAACCAATATGTCTTTATTGAAAAAAGGTGCTAAAAATAACGATGTCACTGTATTTGAGATACTAATGTCAAAGTTAGGGTATTATACAGGTTCAATTGATACTCAATACGGTAAAGGCTGTGTATCTGCATGTATTAATTTTCAGAAAGAACATAATCTTTTACAGGATGGTGAGTGTGGTAACAATACGTGGAAAGCACTTATTAGTGAGGTAATTTAATGTCATGGGTAGTTATTGAAGGTACTAGGAAGTATCTGACACAGGCGCAGATGGAAAATAACGCTGTAGAGTTTAACGCTTATTTTACTGGAAAATACACACTTGAAAGTATATGTGGTATGCTCGGAAATGTTCAGAGAGAAAGTACCTTAAACCCAGCTCTAAAAGAAACAATAAGTGTATCTAGTGGGTGGGGGTTAATTCAGTGGACACCCTCGTCAAACCTCACTGACTACGCAAGCGCTCAAGGTAAGGAATGGAAAGATGGCAACTTACAGTGCCAGCTTATTAATGCCGAAGTACTTGAAGGCTATGGCGGTCAGTGGATACCTACTGAAAGGTATCCGTATAGTGGTTTAGAATTTTCTCGACTAAAGGATGTTGAAGAAGCCGTCAAGGCTTACTGTTTTGAACGTGAGCGCGCAGGTGTTGTAGCACTTGACGAAAGAATACAAAACGGTAAGAATTGGTTTGAATATCTAAGTGGTTCACCTACACCACCTACACCACCTACACCCTCAACAAGAAACCATATACCTATTTATATGATGTTACACAGGCGATTTTAAGAAAGGAGAATGGTAATGGCTAAATTATCAAAAGACGAACTTATTGAAAAAGTAAAAAAATATGTCGGTGATCGAACGGATGATGAAACGATTGAGATTATTGAGGATATATCCGACTCAATCCAATCGTCCGATGCTGACGAGTGGAAACAGAAATACGAGGAAAATGACAAAATGTGGAGAGACAGATATATTTCACGTTTTCTTGAAAAAAAGGAAGATGAACTAGACCCACCGACAGAACACGAGGAGGAAGAGAAAGAGTACAACTCTTTCGAGGATTTATTTAAAGAGGAGGAAGATTAATGGCTAGAATAATTGCTAAAACGAAACTTGATGCACGCTCAATTGATATTCTTAATGTTATCAGAAATAATGCGTCATATGCTTACCAAAAAGATGTACCAAAAATAGAGAAGGAAGAGGACATTCCAAAGATCGGAGAAATCCTTTATGGAAATCCGGCACACTCCAACGAATTTATCAACGCTTTAATTAATAGAATTGCTTTGGTGCGTATCCAGAGTGCAACCTTTAACAACCCTTATAAGCACCTCAAGAAGGGGTATCTCGAATTTGGTGAAACTGTAGAGGATATTTTTGTTGGTATTATCAAGGCTGTAAAATATGATGCCGAGAAGGGTGCTAGTAGGGAGTTTAAACGTACTCTTCCTAATGTTCAGTCAGTCTTTCACGTAACCAATTGGAGGGTAATGTACCCAATTACTATAGAGAAACAGGCTTTAAAACGGGCGTTTACATCTGCTGACGGTGTAACTAATCTTATTATGTCAATTATTGACCAAGTTTATCAGTCAGCTGAATATGACGAATACTTACTTTTTAAGTATCTTCTCATTAAAGCAATTTCTCACGGTAAAGTATATCCACAGCCGATTGATACTACTGACATGGATAGTGTTGCCATAGCTTTTAGAGGGAAATCAAATTTACTTCCTATTGATATGACAGGTAGATTTAACGAGGCTAAGGTACAGAACAACACACCTATTGATAAACAGTGTATTTTTATGGACGCTGATTTTAATGCTAAATTTGATGTTAAGGTACTTGCTAGTGCTTTTAATATGGATAAAGCAACATTCGTGGGAAAACTACATTTAATTGATGATTTTGCGTCATTTGATAATGAAAGATTTGAAGCCATCAGAGAAGAGTCCACAGGTCTTGAAGAAGTGACCACAGCCGAACTTGCACTTATGAAAAAAGTTAAGGGAGTTTTGGTCGATGAAGAATGGTTTCAAGTTTATGATAACTTATTTGAATTTGACGAAACACGTGTAGGCAGTGGGTTATATTGGAATTATTGGTTACACTGTTGGAAAACTATTTCTCACTCGCCTTTTGCTAATGCAATCGTTTTTGTTGACAGTGATGCGACAATTGCCCTGCCTTCATCAATCACTGTTCAAATCACAGGAAAAGATGTTTCTGAGGTCGGTACAATCTTTACACTTAACGTACAGGATGACACAGCCACGCTTGCACCTAATTCGGTTAATTTTGTTCAGACGAAAGCTCTTACAGCAGAGGGTATTGCCGTACAGAAGTATGGCGCAGTTATAATTCCTTCAACAAAATCTGACACAGACATTACGCTTGTAGGTGATTTAGAGGGAACAACCTACACAGGAAAAACACCAATCACAGGAGGTAACAATGTGGGAGACACAGTCGTATTAGTTAAAGGGTGATGAATTATGTACATAGTACCTGATAGTGAGGTTTACATGCTGAGTGGAGTACCCCTTTCCACTCAGCAGAAACACACAATTTATTTTTCAGATAAGAAAACACAAGCAGATTATTTTATTAGTAAAGCCAAAAAACATTTTAATAAAGTAACTTACAACAGAGTTAATAAGGGTAAATGTCGTTTACAGGCTACAGCAGACAGCCTATACGACTGTAATTACATGATGTTTCAAAACTCAGCTTTCAGCACTCGGTGGTTTTATGCATTTGTGACAGGGATTGAGTATATTAACAACGTTACTGCTGAGATAAGCTTTCAAATTGACGTTCTACAAACTTACTGGTTTGACATTGAAGTAAAAGAATGTTTTGTTGAACGAGAGCATAGTCTAACTGATAACATCGGTGAGCATATCCTACCCGAAAATGTCGAATGTGGTGAGTATGTTTACAACGGTGACGCTCAGTTAATCGGACTAGGCTCTTTAAGTACTTGTACCATGGTACTACTTGCCACAACAGGGGGGTATCTATACGATGGTGTTTATAGTGGCTATCAAATAAAAGCCTTTGCAAACACAGAAGCAGGTGGAAACAACCTTACCAATTTTTTAAATCAATATTTAACTACTCCTAACAATATCTTAGCACTATACACTTGTCCTACAGATATACTCCCTGTTGCGGTAACGGATACAGGAGTTAATATCACATTTACAGGTAATACTAATCCGATAAATGTTACAGGTGTACCAATTACTAATAGTGATACAATAAACGGATACAAGCCGAGAAACAAGAAACTATATACGTATCCGTTCAATTTCAATGAAGTAAGAAATAACTGTGGACAGACATTAATCCAACGCTATGAATTTTCAGAAAATCTTACACCTTATTATAACATAGTCGGTAACATGACTATGCCTGTACAAGAAGTGCTAAGACTTGACAGATACAAGTCCACAAAAACCACAGGCACAAACAGAATGGATATGACAGAAACAATCACACTTGACAGCTTCCCTTTATGTTCATGGAATGTGGACGCATTTAATGCTTGGGTTGCTCAAAACGCTGTACCGATTACAATTAACGCTATTCCGTCAGCCGTTCAAACTGCTACAGGTATGATTACTGGACAGTCAAGTAATTCAGCGCTGGGTAGTGTGCAAAATATATTAACAAGTGCTTACACGGCTAGTATTTCTGCTAATGATGTAAAGGGCAATTATGCTACTAATAACGCACTTTTTGGTAAAGGACAAGTGTGTTTTGAAGCTCAACGAAAATCTATCACTGCTGAGTATGCAAAAACAATAGACAAGTATTTTGACGTGTTTGGGTATGCCTGTCATACAACTAAAGTGCCTAATGTTTCAAGTAGACCGCATTGGAATTATACCAAGACGGTTGATTGTACTATAGTGGGCGGCGCACCAAGTGATGACATAGCAATGATTGAAAGTTATTTTAATAGTGGAATTACCTTTTGGAAACACCCTAATGAAGTTGGTAATTATTCGCTTGACAATTCAGTTTAGATAGGAGGTATATATATAATTGAGTAGGGCAAGAAAAGCAAGACGAGCACAAAAGCGTACTTCATTTAATGACAGCGTTTGTTATCAGCTTTACACTTTTGATCAATACTTAGATTTATTTACAGAAATAGCAATTAGCTCGTTTGAATGGGTTGGGCTTCCTAGCACTGTAGATGCTCGATTTATTGAGGTTGGACTGTATGAGAATAATGCTATGTTGTATTTTAACGATGACGTTATGGGTAATCTATGCTTGAAATGTACTCTTGGTGGTCAACTTGACGTTTACAACATACCATTAGATAGACGCGCGTATGCTTCTAACGGCTATCAATGTGTTTGCGGAAGAAGTGACAGTGTTATTATATGGGATAATATCACGCATTGGTGCTGTAAAGATAAAATGGAAATATACGCTAAGAGACTAGCTGAACTTGACGCAAGTATTGATATTAACTGCAAGGCTCAAAGAACACCGATTTTAATTAAAGGGAGTGAGCAACAACAATTATCTCTACAAAATGCTTATATGCAGTATGATGGCAATCAACCAGTTATTTTTGCTAGTAATGATTTCATGGAGGGTGACGGAAGCTCTTTTGGTGTGTTCACAACTGGTGCGCCATATGTTGCAGATAAGCTTTATGAATTAAAAGTTAATATCTGGAATGAGGCACTAACTTACTTAGGTGTAACGAACATTAGTATTCAGAAAAAAGAACGAATGATTAAAGACGAAGTTCAGAGACTACAAGGCGGTGTAATGGCTAACAGATATTCAAGGGAGTTTGCAAGACACCAAGCTTGTGAGCAGATTAACAGTATGTTCGGTACTCACATAAGCTGTCATTTCCGTGATGTATTCAATCAGAATGATCACAGTAAGGAGGATGACTATGAGTAAATATACAACGCAACTTAGATTTATATGTGAAACAAGCGCGAACCTTACAGAGTCGAGTGGTTTTAACGATATTGAAACTGTGCTTGATAAATCGTGGAATAAAATCTTTAGTGATTTTCAAATTTTTGATGAAAAATACCGCGCGGAACTATGTAAGAAGATTTTAAGACATTACTACACACGTGAGATTTGTTGTGAAACTGTAGGTAGATGGAAGCTATTTCTAAATGATAAGATGAAAAACATTATGCCTTATTATAATCAACTTTATCAGAGCGAATTGTTAAAAATTCAACCATTAGTTAGTGTGAACAGGTGTGTTACGCATGAAGGTAGTAAAACCGAAACCAAAACCACTAACAGAAATGGTACTAACACTAGTAATTCGAAAACTGACGGGAACACCGACACTTGGAGCTATTACAGTGATACACCACAGGGCGGTATTGACGGACTTGACACTAACGATTATTTAACAAATGCCACACATAATATCGGTACGGATGGTACGAGTAGTACGCTAAACGGAACAACTAGCGATAATGAGACAGGAACAGGAAATGGGAGCGACAGCTATGTTGACAAAGTTTTAGGCTATGAAGGCAACCAATCAGAAATGCTACTAAAGTTTAGGGAAACGTTTTTAAATATTGATATGATGATTATTAATGAGCTTAAAGATTTATTCTTTACAATTTACTAGGAAGGAGTGCATAATATGGACAACTGTGACAGAGATTTTTTTTGGTTTTGGTGCTACAAGGTTTTACCCCTTGTATATGATGACAGCTTAAGCTATTACGAAATTCTGTGCAAAATGGTAACCTATGTTAATAATTTGATTGAAACTGACAAATTACAGAATGATGAAATAAACAAGCTAAAACAGGAGATACAGTCTGTACAAAATTGGATTAATAATTTTGATACAAGCTACGCAGAGAGCATTATAGCTCGATATTTAGCTACAATGATTTTCGTAACAATTAGTGACGAAGGGTATATTATTTATACCATTCCTAGAAGTTGGGAAAGTATTACTTTTAATACTACTGGACTAGATATAGGTAATAATATCGGTGTTGGTAACTATGACTATGGTCATTTAGTGTTAAGCTATTAAGGAAGAGAGGTAAATTGATATGAAAGATTTGATTAACAGACAGTACGTGGGCGCTAGGTATGTACCTAAAATTCAGGGCGAATGGAATAAGGGTTTGCAGTATGAAGCGTTAAGTATAGTAACGCACTTAGGTAACAGTTTTACAAGTAAAGTGCCTGTACCTGCAAATATTGACATTACTAACACTGATTATTGGGTAAATACGGGTAATTATAACGCTCAAGTTGAAGAATACAGAAAAGAAACAGAAAATGTTGCTAATGATTTAGCAAATTTTAAAAATTCATTTAATACCTTTGCTTTATATTTTGGAAATAGCTATAGCCGTGGTGTTGGCTCTTCAAATAATAAAGGGCTTTATCACTTGACAAAAGATATTTATGACGGCAGTAAATTATATAGTGGTGACGGAACAGGCTTTATTGATTATGGTGAACATGCTAATGACACTTTTTTAACACATTTAGAGGAGGCTATAAATGACACAAGTTATGACCATAACAAGGTTACACACATTAATATTATTGGCGCGTGGGGTGAAAGTAGAGAAATTGCAAAAGATGGTGCAATTTCAGGTACACGTAAAATAGGCGATGCCATTCAAGCATTTATGGGTCTTGTTAAACAACATTTTCCTAATTGTAAAGAGGTAAACTATGCTTGGTGTGAAATAAGATTTTTTTATAGCCAATCATTATTTGACATTAACAATACCGCTAGGTCTGAGTGGCTTGTAAATTCAATTATGAGTAAAGAATGTGAACAATGTGGAATGCACTATTTGGGCTGGTGCAGTTGGAATTGGAATTTTTCAAAGTATTATGTTAGTGAAGATATGTACCATCCTAACGACAACGGATATTCTAAAATAGCGGAATGCTTAAAAAATCAGCTTCAATATGGCTCAATAACTTACACTTCTTCTATACAACATACAAGTCTTACTGACGCTGGTGGTAATGTGGCAGACATAACTTATGTAGTAAATCCATACTCATGCATTTTAACTCTCCTTAATTTGAATTTAAAAACTACACGCACACGATTATCCTTTGACTTATCTAAACTGCTAAATGTTGAGGGTACCATAATTTCAAATATAGCATTTCCTCTAAATGATACTATATACAATCCTATTGTTACTAATGATGACGGAAGTACTTTAAAAATAGCACCGGTTAGGGTAATTTATGAAGATGACAAGCATACTCTAGTAATTAACGCTAAATCATTAGACACTGTTGGTAACTGGCATTTCACTTGCTGTATGTCAAATATTTAACTTAATATCTGTGTTGTTGTACTAATACAAAATGTTGTGCAGGCTCGTATCCCCCACCCATCCAAAAGGGGTACGAGCCTGTTGACGTTTTTAAGTGGTATGCCTACTAAATAAAGTACAGGCT